CCTCAGCCGCATCCTTGGCACCGTACTTCATGTTCATCAGGTTGTCGATGAAGCTGCTGTACATACCGTCGAATGAAATGCCGGTCAGCCCCTCATACAGCTGGTCGGTCAGTTCCTCCAGCTTGCCGGCCTGGGCTATATAGTCATCCAGCTTCTCGGTCAGTCGCCCGCCGTAGCCACCCTTGCCGGTGTCCTGGATCTGCGTCCACATGTCCACGTTGCTGCGCAGTGCCTTCATCTCCTCCGGGCTCAGGCTCCACAGGTTCCCGTCCCACTGGCGGCCTATCTGCCCGCTCAATTTGTCAATCTGCGCCTGGTTGAATCCGCCCCAGTAGTAGTTCCAGGAATGGTGGCTGCCATGGTAGCCTGCCTGCGCCATAGCCATCTGCAGGTAGTTCGAATTCGTTTCCTGCTGCATCCTGTACGCATCGCGGTAAGCAGCTACTGATTTTGTTCCTTTGCTTGCCTTGATGGTATCGGTCAGATCCTCGATGGAGGTCTGTAGTTTCTCATTCCGGTCTGTAAGGCGGTCTATAGCCGCCTGTACTTCCCTGGCATTTCCCCCAATACCGAACAGCTTGTTGAAACCTCCGAAAGACACCGTATTCAGTAATCCGCCGATACCTTTCACAAGGGAGCCGCCTATCTGTTTGAACAAGTCCCCGCTGAGGATATTGTCGAGTATTCCGGTTATCGCATTGAAGATGGTGTCTATCAATGATGAGATAATCGGGCCAATACCGTCTTTCAGCAAATCCAGTATGGAGAGAATGGCCGATATGATCTGTCCGATAACTCCGGCACTTGACAGGGTCTCGGACATCTGACTGATGGCATCACCGACCTTGCCTCCGATATTCAGTTTTGACAGCCCGGTAAGCATATTCTGGATTCCTTCAAATGATCCTTGTAAGGTTCCGCTTGCAAAACCGTGCAATCCGTTGGATACCAGGTTCAACCCGTCAACCGTGTCCCGGGAGGCACTTTTCACCTCCCCGGCAAGCACCTTCATTTCAGAGGTGGCGTTCAGGTATTCTTCGTCAGCTGAAGCACTGGACGATTGAGCCATTTGAAGAGCAATTTTGGTACGTTCTATTTCTGCCTGGTTGCCGCTTTCAAGTGCTTTGTTATAATCGGTTTGAGACTCTTTCAACCGGATGAATGCCTCTTCCTGTTGCAGTTCCGCATTCTGCACACGTGTTACGGCATCCCCCAAAGCGTGCATCCGCGTCTGCAACTCGCCAAAATCCAATGTCCCGTTTCCGCCTGGAAGCATGCTTTGAATACGTTCAATGGCATCATAAACGACCTGTTGGTCTGCTGCCCCCGAACTTTTGAACTCATCCGTCTTGGCATATTCTTTCAGCTCGCCAAGCAGGTTCTTCATCTGGTCTGCAAGCAGACCGGTCAAGTCCCCGAAAGCGGCTCCCCAGTCTATCTTTTGGGATAAGGCCTCCATATCCACCTTATGCACAGCAGCATCACGCTGCTTCTCCAAAGTCAGCATTTCGCCCCGGGACTGCGCCTTGCGGATTTTCTCCGCATATTCTTCAGCGATGGCCAGCTTTTGCTGCTGGAAGGTCCCGTATTCCTTCAAATACTCATGCATGGCTTCCGCCTCTTCCCTGTACACATCCGACTCCGCTTTTTTACGTGATTCGACGTTCGAAGCACGGGCTTTTTCAAGTGCATCCTGTTGCTCCCGGGTGAGTCCGCCGTCTCCGGTGGGTATGCCGGCTTCCCGGTTTTCCCGTTTCCAGGCGGCTTCCTGCCGGTCTATTTCTTCCTTCCGTGCGTTATAGTCATATTCGATTTGTGCCAGTCTCTTTTCGGTACCGGCTTGCATACGGTCTATTTCCTCCTTCCGGTTCTCGGCCTGGAGCGCCGCAAGTTCCTGCGCCAGCCTGAGCTCTGTGGCAAGCCGCTGTTTGGCCTCCGCTTCCGGATCCTTACCGGGCTGCTTGGGGTCGGTATGTCCGCCGATATCCCCTTTCCTGGCTGCTTCTGCGGATTTCTTCATCTCTTCCTCCGCCTTCTTCAAGTAACCGTCACGTTTGTTCTCGGCATTCTTCAGCAGGATGTCATAAGCCTCCTGATCATGTTTCTTGATGGCAGCCTGCGCATCATAGAACTGACCGACTTCCGCCATGTTTGACTGTATGAGGTATTGTCCCATCTTTCCGAAGAATCCCATGGCGCTTTCCGCCTCTTCCGGTTTCTGCGCTTTTATTTTATTCACTTCCTCATCGGCCTCTGCGGCTTTGTTTACAAGGTTCTGAACATTGGCCTGGTGAAGTAGCACCTGCACATAGTCCTCACTTTTCTTAATAAGGGTGTCATACCACCCGGATAAGGTTTGATAGTATCCGAAAGATTCCCCGTACTTGCGGTTCAGTTCCTCCACCTTGGCTCTTTCCTGTTCCTTGCTGCCGGTGAAGTTCTTTATTTCATCAATGACCGATTTGAGCTCGAAACGGGTACGCACCATCTGGGCGCGGCCGTCCTTCTCTATCTCGGTCATTTCCTTGAGTGATATGTTGAACTCATCCACGCCTTTCTTCGCACTGAACAAATCCTTCGTCCACTCCCAGATTTCGTCACCGTACATCACAAGCAGCATGATGCCGGTGGTGAGAGCCGTCTGCCAGGAAAAGAGGGAGGAGAGTACCTGTTTCCATACCGGCGTGCCTTTCTTGCCCGACTTTTGCAACTCGTCGTATTCTTTCCGGGCACGGGCAAGTTCGTCCGTAAAAATCGGCAGGTTGTTGGATATGGCCAGGAAGAACATCTGCGGTCCCATGGCCAACGATGGCATTTCACGCGCCATCTGCTGGATACTGTTGTGAAGCCCGTTGAACTGCCGCTGTGCATTGGGAATATCCGGAGGCGTAACCTGTACGGATTCTGACTCCTCCTGCAACTGCTTCAACTTGCCGCGCAATTCCTCAAGCTGCTTCTCCAACGCATGGATCTGCGCGATATTGGCACTCTGGTCCAGATTGGGGGAAGCCGTCTCACCGGCAAGGCGCAGCCTTTCCAGCTCCGTCTCCAGCAGACTCACGGTATTACGAAGTTCCAGCGCCTCACGTCCGGCCTTGTCCATGCCGGGGGTAAGGTTGTCCTTCATCAAAAATTCAATCTCTACAGGTTTGCTCATTTCAATCGGCTTTGAAAAAATCCTACTATATCACCCGCTTCCTCTTCCACGCTCCTTCCCGCACCGGAAGTGCCGGTACCGCCCGAGGTACCCGACTTCTTGCGCTTGTAGCGGGGCGCGTCAGAAAGCATCATAATCAACGTCTGGTAGTTCACACCGTCCAGGATGTAGTCCACACTCCAACCGGTCGCGGTCGCTATCTGCCACACGAAGCCGAAGGGGCTATGGGAACCCTCAAAACGGGTCTTTAACTCCCCTTCCTTGCACGGCTCAGTCTCAGCTTCGTCGGATTCGCCCGCTCCACTGATCTGATAATACGCATAAAATCCTCTGTCCCCAGCAGGTGCTCGAATGTCCGGAAAGCGGCCATCAGGTAGCGCCATTCCACGAAGTTACGGAGACACCATGCCGTCGGACCGATAAGGAAATGCCGGGACAGATAGCCCCGGCACACCGTATAGGCCAGCAGGCGGCTTACCGATTCCGTGTGTTCCACGACAAAGGCAGCTCCCGCTTCCCGGTCCAGCCGTTCCGGATCCGAAACTTCCACACCCATCTTCAGGTACTCGCGGGTCATCAGAAGCAGCCCGCGCATCCGGGGACGTTTCATTGTGACCCGGAACCGGACCGGTTTCTTTGCCCACGGCAGCCGCCACTCTTTCAGGGGAACGGATACACCCGCATCGAGCAGGGCATCCGCACACTCCTTCTGGATCAGCCTTACCACCTCAACTTCCATACGCTACTCCTTTTCAGTATTGGCACGGGCCGCCTGTGCCGCAGCCTGAACCGTCGGCAGCTTATATTGTTTCCACTCATCGGGAACGGCTTCCGTATCGAACACCCCATAAGGCTGGGAACCGTCCTCGGGCATGGCCACTTCCAGAGTACACTCGATTTTCGCAGTTTCAGTAAGTGTCAGCTTGCCGGCAAGGTTGGAAAGAAGCGTGCCGTTCGGTATCAGTACGCTCTGTCCGGACACCAGGGAGAGTTCCCACGGACCGTCCATCAGCACGGCCGATGTAGGAGCGGTCCAGCCCACAGGAGTTTTCTTTTCCGTATCCTCCTTCTTGTAATGAAGGGAGCCCCCAAGCAGTTTATGAAGATTCTCGTAGTTCAACTGGATGACATTGAACGTGGGGGCGATACCGCCGTTGCTCTGCGGAATAATCAGCACAGGAGTTCCCGGCACCTGTTCCGCGTTTATCTTGGTCGATTCAGGTTTAACCCCGCCCATATCAAACGAACCGGGTTCGATATAGCCCACCACAAAGTCCTTGTATTTCACGGCACCGATGCCGTACATGAAATTCTTGTTCATCATTTCTTCAGTTTGATAGTTAATAATACCCCGGCAAACAAACCGGCCAATACACCTATGATAAACACCCGTACCGGGTTCGGAGGGCGTTTTTCTTCCGTTTGAACGTCATTTAAAGTTCCGTTCCTGGTCTCGCTGCGGATGCGTGCCAGCTCTTCTTCATACCATAGCACCAGCTGCTGCAGACTGTCACACGAGGCTTCGGCCACGATGTTCCCGCTGCCGTCACTGCCTACGGTCAGATTCGCCTGCCCGCTCTTACCACGGTACACGGCACCTTCAGGAAGTTTACGGAGGCTGTCCGGCGGTATCGTCAGCTTCACCGCACTCGCCGGTATCCCCGCCATCACCAGTCCCGCCCGCCGACTTCCGCCCGCGCTGTCGGCGCTTGCCGCTTCCGTCTGTATCTTCTCCGCCATCGTGCTCTTCCTGCTGCTTGCGCAGCCCGCCAAGCACAGGGCAATCGTCATGATGGCGGCAACTGTTGGCCGTGTCAATAGCCTTCCTGAGCCGTGCCATCTCGCGTTTGTTCGCCTGCAGGTCCTTTCTTGTTGCATTCAGTTCTTCTTTTAACGGTTCGACAATATTCTCTATCAGGATGCGCGTGGCCTTGTCCACGTTGTCGATACGCACGGTCTCAGCCGTGGCGTTCGCCTTCCTGACAGTAGGCCTGATGGTTATCAGGGCCGTCAGGGCGGTGGCAAGACCGCCGCCCAGGACAAGGTTCAGCAGCTCGTTGAAATCCATAGCGCATCCAGGCCGGACAACCGGCTATTTGCCTGACGCCTTTCTGGCGAACAGGCCGATCAGCCACTGTATGAAACCCGTATCGGCAATGCCGTTGGCCACAAGGGAGGAACCCAGACCGTAAAGAAGGGCGATATACCACTCCACATCCGACACAAAGCCCGCATCAAGCCACCAAAGCAGCATCGCGGCGGCAATGCCGGTAAGCCAGCTCACAAGCTGCGTCCAGATGCCTGACATTTTTGGAAAAAGTTTCTTGATACCCTCCACAAGGAGGACAACGCCGCCGGCGAAACCGGCAAAAGTCGCAATCATCGCGTCATAGTCAGCCTCAGGGGTCACACCATCCTGGGCAAAAGCCACGGATACGAATCCGAGCATCAGTGCAAAAAATAATAGAAATCGTTTCATCTGTCTTTTGATTTATTGGTTTATACCTATTTCTTTCAGCCATTTCTGTACATCGAAGCTGGGGCAGGCTTTCGCCGCCAGTTCATTATGACCCACAATGCGAACATCCGGGAAACGGCGGTGGAAATCCTTCACATACTTCTCCAGCGCCTTCTTCTGACAAGCCGTGCGGGTGTCTTTCGGGGTCTTCCCGTCCCCGGACACTCCCCCGGCATATACGATATGACGGCTCAAACTGTTGTAACCTTTGGCTCCGTTGGTCACTTCCCAAGGGTCCACCTCGGCGTCCTCGTTGTTGTCCACAAGACGTTCCACACCCCCGTTCAGGTGGAACAGGTCGGTATAGCCCACCTGCTTCCAGCCTCTTCCTCCCCGGCACACCGGAGAAGTATGCCATTTGCGGATGTCCGCCGATGACACCTCACGCCCCTCCGGGGTAGCCGTACAGTGAATTACCAGATACTTCAACTTTGCCATGCCTACGCCTCCTGTTTTGCCTGACTGACGGTTATCTTCACGGTCCTGGCCTTGTCGGAGTCCAGCGTCAGGGTGACAGCCCCGCTCTTGTCCTTTCCCGTCGTATTGGCTGCGGCAGAGATATGGATACCGTTATCCGTCGGGGACACGGTAAAGCCCGCAGGGGATGCGCTCACGCTGTACTCGCCGGATGCGGTCACGGCAACATCCTGGCTGCCGCCTTCCGGCTTGATGGTCACCGCGGTCGGAACGGCAGACAGCTTTTTCTCCGCGGGCTTGAACACCGGATTCGGACGTTTGTCCAGCACCACCACCTCCTCACCAAACGCGATGTTCGTATCGGCCTTCATCAGCATCTTGAAGAAGTACAGTTCGCTGGCATTCGAGATTTTATCAATCTGAATCACGTCCTGGTCGTCCTGCAGGTTCACCGCCGCAAACAGGTTACCGCCGGCATCGGGCGAACAAAGGGTGCAGACAATCAGGTCATCGGGCCAGGCGGCAAGGGTCTCGATGGTAATGCCCTTGTAGCGGCGGGCATTCACGTCGGTTTCGCTTGCATTCTTGGCCTCGCGCTGGGTCAGTTCGTCGTCATACTTGTCAAAGTCGTTCACGCTCATCAGAATGCGAAGGTCCGGGTTGTTGCGGATAGCTACGGGAATCTTCACGCGCAGAGCCTTCAGGCGGCCCAGCATGGTCGATTCCGCACTGTCCACCACAATAACCTCGGTGTCCTTGGCCATTTGGGTCAGAATGCCGTTGAACAGGTGGTCATCGTCATCCCCATATTCGCCGTTCACATAGTGGTCACCCAGTTCAAATTGCACCTGTTTGGCCAGCTCGGCAAGCAGGGCGTTCTGCGCTTCGGGCGGAAGTTCCGAGAATACCAGGTTGCCCTTCGGCTGCCACTTGCGCCAGATGTTCTCGAACGTGCGGGGGTTAAATACCGTAAAGGCCATGAAGTCCACCGGATCAAGACTCTTTTCGTCGTAGTTGAAGTTTCCTTTCGAATCCTCCACACCGGGGTTCTCCTTGCGCTTCTGAAGCATCTTGCCGGTCTTCAGGCGCGGAAGGCTGATTTTCTTTTCCACACCGGGAATCACCATAATCAGCCCCTTTTCCACAATCTCATTGCTCGTTGCGGCAAGCGTCAGCAACTGCTCCAGTACCTCGCCGCTGTAATTCGTGTTTCTTACAATTATTGCCATATCTCAATCACTTTTTACGTTTGTCCTTGATTTCACGCATACGCCTGTTCCAGGGGCTTTCTTCACCGTCCGGTTCCAGGTGCAGGTCTTCCATCACACGGCGCTTCACCGGCAGTTGGGCCAGGGCCTTTTCGCCGTTCTCACGGTCATTGGCCAAAAGGTTTTCGTAGATGGGTCGGGTGGTTGCATCGATGCGGCCGTCCTTCTCTGCCGCGTCAAGCAACTGCTTGCGGGCGGCAATGTCATCGGCAGCGGCCTTGTCCTCGTAGGTCTTCACCTTTGCTTTCAGGTCGGTGTTCTCCCGCGTGAGGCCGGGAACCTTTCCCGCCTCTTCCTCCAGCTGGTCCATCATGCGGAACACATCCGCATCACTCGCGCAGTCCTTGAAGCGCGGGCGTTTCTTTACATCTTCCAGATTCATGTCTTCTCTGTTTTTTTGTGGCTCAACGAGCCGGTTATTGAATAAAGTATATATCTGTGCCGGTGTGCTGTCCTCCGGCACGGGGTCTGCATCATAGATGCCGTCTATGAAACCAAGGTCCAAAGCTTCCTGTGCGGTCAGCCAGTGGTCTTCACCGTCAAAATAGGTTTGCCTGATCGTGTCCGGGTCCAGTCCCAGACGTTCGGAGTAAATCTCACTCAGGCTGCTTTCCAGACTTTCTATCTCTTCCATGCACCGCTGCAGGTCCTGTTTGTTGCCGTAGCATCCGCCGCTCACACTGTGCAGCATCAGCCGGGCATACCGGCTCATCTCCACCGGCTTGCCGCAAAGGGCTATCACACTGGCCATGCTGGCGGCTATGCCATCCACATAGATGCGGATGTCGGCCTTGCTCTGGCGCAGGGCGTTGAATATCGCAATACCGCTGTACACTTCCCCGCCGTTGCTGTTTATGCGTATATGGATGCGCCGGCTCACCCGCTCGGCTTCCATCAGTTCCTGTGCTATGCGCCCGCTTTGCACCTCGGTATAGTCCCCGATGTCCCCGTACAGGAATATCGTGCTGATACCGTCATCGCTTGTTGTAATATTGAAAAATCTGCTCATCGTCATGTCTTTACCTGCGGTTTCCCCGCGTTTCGATGGTGCGAAAATAGGACATTCCCATGGCACGGGGAAACCGCGTTTTTATCATGCCGGTTTCCGGTGTTATCATGCCGCTGCAACCCGGCATCATGCGCGCAGCCTTTTACAAAGACCGCTTTTTGATGCAATTTTGTAACGTGATTTACAATTAAAAAGGACGATTTATGGCAGATTTGACGAATGCCCAGAAAAAGGAATGGGCAAAGACTTTGTACCTCAAGGAAAACCTCACACAGCAGGAAATTGCCGACCGTGTGGGCGTGTCGCGGGTGTCCGTATCCAATTGGGTTCGGGCCGGGAAGTGGGAGGAACAGAAGGTAGGGCTTACGCTCACAAGGCAGGAACAGGTGGCTAACCTCTACCGCCAAGTGGCCGAAATAAACAAGGCCATCGCCGAACGGCCCGAGGGGGAACGGTTCCCTTCATCCAAGGAGGCGGACATCCTCGGAAAACTGTCGGCGGCCATACGCAACATGGAGCAGGAAGTGGGCATTGCCGACATCATCAGTGTTTTAACCGGACTCATCGACTGGGTACGGGCGGCCGACCTTGAAAAGGCAAAGGAAATCACCCGGCTGGCCGATGCGTACATTAAAGACAAATTATAAAGGGATACACAATGAAACAGACTGACAGACTCGCTCTACTTGATTGGGAGAAGTACAAAGAAGACATCGCAAGGGCTACACCAGTCGACCGGAACATGACGGCAGCCGAACGGGAAAAACACCGGGAATATCTTGAGAAACATCCTATAGAATGGATAAGGTTCTTTTTCCCGAATTATGCCAAATCTGAATTCGCCGATTTCCAGAAAAAGGCTATCCGGCGGATCATTGCACACGATGAATGGTTCGAGGTTCTGTCCTGGAGCCGTGAGCTGGCCAAATCCACAGTCACCATGTTCATCGTCATGTATCTCACGCTTACCGGACGCAAAAAGAATGTTATACTGACCTCCAACAGCAAGGACAATGCGGTGCGCCTGCTCGATCCCTACCGGGCAAATCTCGAAGCCAACGGGCGCATCATGGCATACTACGGCAAACAGGAAATGCCGGGTTCATGGACGGAGGACGAATTCACCACCAAAGGGAAGGTTTCGTTCCGGGCACTGGGTGCCGGGCAGTCGCCGCGTGGTTCGCGTAACGAGGCCATACGTCCTGACGTGCTGCTGGTCGATGACTTTGATACGGACGAGGACACCAAGAATCCGGACATCATCCAGAAGCGCTGGGACTGGTGGGAAAATGCGCTGTACCCCACACGTTCCATTTCCGAACCTACACTGGTCATCTTCTGCGGAAACATCATCGCCAAGGACTGCTGCGTGGTGAGGGCGGGCGAAATGGCCGACTCCTGGGACATCGTGAACATCCGCGACAAAAACGGTTTTTCCACATGGCCGGAAAAGAACTCGGAAGAGGACATCGACCGCACACTGTCCAAAATATCCAAAAAGGCGGCACAGGGAGAATATTTCAACAACCCGATTTCCGTGGGCGAGGTATTCGAGAACATTTCATACGGCAAAATACCGCCTCTCTCCAAATTCAAGTTCCTCGTGGTGTATGGCGACCCGGCACCGGGTGAAAGCAAGGGTAAGAAAGGTAAATCCTTCAAGACGGTTTCGCTCTGTGGCAAATTGGGCACCAGGCTCTATGTCATCAAGACTTTCCTGGCGCAGGCGCTCAATGCGGAGTTCATTGACTGGTATGTCCGGATGCTTGAATTTGTCGGGGGCAAGACCAATGTCTATTGCTA